ACGCAAACGAAATTTTGACCAGGAAAATGACTGAAGCCACCTACACATCGAAATAATCCGACGAAGTTCGCGACTGTTATGTTCGAGGCAATCAATTGCTGAAGAATCTTAACACGATGCGAGCTGAACGCGAAGTAATTCAATATGTAGGTTCCGTACAGTCACAGATCACCGCACTCAACAACAAACTCTCACATTTAGGATTTGCCGCAGGACCAAGGATGGAACCTTTAATGGTGTACCTTCACGGAACATCAGGTAAGGGAAAATCCGGATTGACAGTGCCATTCTTTATTGAATTGGCAAAACACGACCCGGACTTCAACCCAGAAGATTGGAGTAAGTTGATTTACATGCGTTGTGCAGAAACTGAGTATTGGGATGGGGCCAGAAATGACCAACCGTTCCTTTGCTATGATGATTTTGCACAACAGCGTGATACATCGGCTAACCCCAATCCAGAACTGTTTGAGATTATCAGATTAGCGAACATCGTACCGTATCCGGCACATATGGCTTCTCTGGAGGAGAAAGGAAAGACATTTATGCACCCTAGGTGTGTTTTGTTGACTAGTAACTCGCGTATACCGCGGATCGAGTCCCTTACTTTTCCAGAAGCATTTCATAGGCGCATGGATATCGTAGCAGAAGTTGACGTTAAGCCAGAATACTCAAAGGTCAAACAAACGCAAACAGGAGAAATCACAATGCTTGACGTAACCAAATGTGGATCTCAGTTTGATCCCCGTTGCTATGTGTTCCACGTAGAAGGAGAAGCCGATATGGATTGGCAGGAATTTACGGATTTTGTAAAATTCCACTACGAGGCACGCATGGTACGAGGAGAAAAACTGTTAAATGAATTGAACAATTACACCAAACACGGACTCGATGAAATCTATGACGCACTTGCAAAAGGAACGTTAGGAGATATGATCGAAGAGGATATGAAGGACGCGAAGACCACGAACTGGAAACCGCAAAATGACGACCAACCCGCACCGAAATGGACAATCACGAATAATGGATCAACAAAAGTAACACCGACCCATGGGAAAGTTGCATTGAAGAAGCCTCAAGCTGAACCGATGTATGTTCCCAAGGATGACCGACCTGAAGACGAACTGGAAGCCGAATTAGAATACCGCACTCAATTGTGGCTCACAAAGCATATTGCACCATCTGCAGCCTTTTACGAGGTTTTGCAGGAGTTGCAACGTGAATTGCGAGCCACCACTTTTAAACATGCAAAATATGTTGGTGACGAAAGTTACCACTTGTTCACTAAATACGATCATTTGTTGAACACTTGTTTAGAAGATGTAGCATCAGGACAGGAAGGATTTATCAAGGACATTGACTTTACGACCGCCATGGGACAACTCTTTACCATGTATTTGAGGGAACAATTGCCAGCTCAGCGTATGCCAGAAATGAGCAACGACGCTGATCGGGAAATTGTTAACTTATTTACTGAACAAATTAACGCACATATGGGATATGCAGTTTTCCCCTCTGTATTTGAGAAACAACTCAACGACACAGGAGAAATGCTGGGATCTACCATAATTTTGAGATATCCGATCATTAACAAACTTGCAGCTTTGGGACATAGCTATGCCGCTTTTTCCAATCCAGCAATGTTTGTTTACCGACTTTGGAAAACGAACTGGACCACCAAGACTTTGCCGACATCCCTCGATAAACACGCAGTAGCTCGTGCTTTAAAGTACAGTTATTACGGAGTTTATTTGAAGGAGAAGAAACTGGATACAAAGAATGCCGACCTCATTGACTTCTATGTAAACAAGGGAGCAGCAGCTTTCATGGATACATATAAGCCAATCAACCGAAAAGCGACCATCCGACTATCACGAATTTTCAATCAGACAACATCGAAATGTTCAGCCAATGGATGTACTCGAGAACTCCGAGAATGTTTTAAGGACAATATGGCTCTAGCGCTTGCGCGAGGAGAACTCATACCTCATGACATCAAGGAATTGAATCAAACACCAGTCTTCCTTATGGAAGAAGAGAAAGAACTGCTCACTCTATTCAAGGGTGACACTTTCTGGGAGAAGATTAGGTACCATTGGTTTGATATCTCATTCAAATTGACCGAGTGGTTTGGAAATTACCCCAAACTCATGATTTTGATCACCATTCTAAGTAGTATAGCTGCATGGGGAATATTGAGTACGCTCATTACAACCATTTCAGCTCTGTTTTCAATTGGAAAGGGTTATTTCTTCGGAAGTAGCTCTCACCAATTTTCACCGGATTATGAACCAGAATCTCTTTTGAAATCATCTATGCCGATGGTTTTCAAAGCCAAGCTTGACCGCAAGGACTGTCCCTACTGTAAAAGGCAAAACTTTTATGGAGAAGGACCTTATCAACTAGCCAAACACATTTTCTCATCAGTTGGATTTGTGAATCGATTTGACTATTGGACTCTTCGGAGGATAATTTTTGACACGACTTACATTGAAAAGAACTTCCATATTTTGGAGTATCTCCGCAAGAAATACGACGGATTGTGTGGACCAGGAACTGTTCATGAAATTTTGCATGGAGCATTGGATACTCATCCAGCGTTTCAGGCAAATACTTTCGACAATGAAGAGGTTTTGAACCACGAAAAGAGATACCACGACTTATGGAAGGAAGAATTCACCAAAACTGACGCCAGCTATGACACCATTTATGGACAGCTAATAGGCGAAGGTAGACAGACCGCGAAACGACGACAACGACAACCCGAATCATTCAATCAGAAGGATCCAAAGCTCACGCGAGTGGGAATTGAATCCTTTACGACCAAGGACGCACGGAAACCTGTTCTGAAGGTCGAATCCAAGGAAGAATTGCAGAAATGCGTTCATGGATTCGACGTTCAAATCAGGAAATTGGAGAAATCGATTGAACAGCTAGAAGGAGCGTGTACAGATGAAATCATGTACAGCTTGAAATTCTCTCTGGATTCCGCAAGGAAAATGAAAGAGTCTATTATCAGGCAGAACACTTTTGAAAGTGAAGGACTTCCAGAGGACATTAGTGTACTGGAACGGCTCATCGCAGGATTAGAGGAGGAGGATTATCCCGCCGAATCTCTCCACGAATTCAAAGCCAATGTTGCAGCCCTCAAGGCAAAGACGCCGGAATCATTCACTCAGAAAGATGCACGACAACCGCTCTACAAGATCGAATCAGGAAACCCGAAGGCTACCAGCTACTTCGAGGCGATGAAAAGTATCTACGCAGATGCTAAAGTGAACCCAGAAGGTCTTTTGGACAACAATGCATGGGAAGTCATTTCCAAGAAGTTGTACAAGAACCAATTCATCCTAACCAACCCGGATGGAGCTGAGATCGCTAAAGGACTTTTTATCAAAGGGAACTGTGCTCTGATCTACAAACACTGGAAGAATGCTTACAAGGGAAATGAAATCCACTGTAGGTTTTTGGACGGGCGCCCGTATTTCATCACGACAATCGACAAATGCAAATTCATTGATGCGAACACGCTCAGGGGAGAAATGGAGGATTTATTCCTTATGGTCTTCCCTCGAGAGTGTCCAAATTACCCAGACATCTCTAACCACTTTGTAACGGCACAGGATTTACCACGGATCAACGGACGAAAAGCGCAACTTTGCGGAATCATCGATGCTTGCAGAGGTGATTTTGTATCGTATAACATGCAGAACCTTGAAATTCAACCGGAAGACGCAACCTACCAGGACTCCGAAGGAACATCATACAACTGTCGAAAGGGATATATGTACAAAGCAGAAACTAAAGCAGGCGACTGTGGCAGCGTTCTGGTTTTGACAGATAGCTCATTCGACAAGAAGATCGTTGGAATGCACGTGGCAGGATCACCAGGATATGGGTTTTCCATTTGTTTATACAAAGAGAAAATCGATAAACTGATGGAACAAGTTGGATGGCAGTCTCAATGCTATCCTCCACTCGAATTGGTTAACGTAGTGAAGGCAAACTCTCCGGAGGGAGCCTTCATGTCGTTGGGGAAATTGCCATTCCCAGTCAGTGCAGTTGGAAATTCAACTTTGAGAGAAACTTCTATCTCAGGTTGTCTTATGGAAACACAGAAGAAACCCGCATACCTTAGACCATTCGTCATGCATCGCGGCACAGAACAAGAAATCCTTTGGGACCCCCTAATGGAAGGATTGAAGAAGTGCGGCAAAGTATTGACACCGATTTCAGAAGAACTCATGGGCATTTGCTCAGAGGACGTAGCCAGAGTTTACATCAATGCTACCCCAAAGACTCGACTTAGGCTAATCTATTCAGTAGATGAAGCAGTAAGAGGAGTTGAGGGTGACGCATATTTTGGCTCACTAACAACATCAACATCACCAGGATTCCCTTGGGCTCTAATCAAAGAACCTAGGATGGCCGGAAAAAAGACTTGGATCGACTTGGACGAAGGAACAATATCAGAAGAACTACGATACCATGTAGAGAAAAGGATTGAGTTTGCCTTAACTGGCCGCCGATATCCCACTCTCTGGATGGACTTGCTCAAAGACGAAACGCGACCTATTGAAAAAGCGAATCAGGGAAAGACGCGAGTGTTCTCAGGATCACCGATCGATTTCACTATCGCATGCAGAATGTACTTTGGTGCATTTGTCGCAGCGCAAGCAGAAGGAAGGATACTAAACGAAAGTTTGGTTGGAACCAACTGCTATGCAGAAGATTGGAATTTAGCTGCCAGATATCTCACCAAGAACGGAGATAGAGTAGTCGCAGGAGATTACTCCAATTGGGACGGGTCGTGCTCATCACAACTGTTGTACACCGCTGTGGATGTTATCAATAAGTGGTA